CGCCGCGGCCGCCCTGGGGATTACCTCTATGACCCTGCGGAACTATTGCCGGCTGCTGAATCTCCGCTGGTCCAACCTCAACCCCCGCCGACGTGCCTGATCCCAACGCTCACCCTCCCGCTATGTTCATTATCCGCAACAACGCCCTGCCGCGCTTCTGGTGGCTGCGGCCCTGGACGACCGCCCGCACCCTTGCGGTTACGGTTTCAGCCCTCAAGGCCTACGCCGACCGCGCCGACCTGGCGCTGAAGGCCGCCCAGGACAGCCGGCAACATTGGATTAACAAACACGACCGCGCCTACGCCGTCGCTATGCACAACGAGCGCGTCATTCGCCGGCTAGAAGACGCGATCACGGCCGGCGACGCTATCGTCAAGGACGCCGAAGGAATCGACGAACAGGAGGAAATCGAATGAAACCCGGCGACAAATTCACGGAAGACGATTTCAAGGCCTTCCACCTTGCCAACTTCAACGCCCTTTTGTCCGAAATCTACTACGTCAACGAAGGGATTATGGCCGGCGATATCGTAAGCGCCCGCTTCGCCCTCCCCCGCGTCCGCAAGCTCCTGGACGAATACAAAGCGACGATGGAAGCGGACGGAGCGACCAACGTCGTCTTTGACCCCTACGTCGCCGCCGGCGGCTGGATTGCCTTGCGCTGGGAATACCGCGTAAAGGACGAAACCTATTCCGGGGCGTTGACCCCGCGTCGCCGGTGATCTCCGCCCGCTTCTCTATTGTCGCCCTGCTCCTGCTCGGCTGCTCCTGCCAAGCGCAAGACGACGCCCGCGTCCTTTACGCGATCGGCCAAGTCGAAGGGGGAAACCGTTTGCAACGCGGCGACAACCTCAAGGCCTACGGATTGTATCAGCTCCACGCGGGAACCTGGGACACGGCCAACGCCCAGCTGCGCCGCGAAGGCCGGCGGACCTATCCCTTGTCGGCTTGGCGGTCCGCGGAAGCCCAGGATATGGTCGCGGCCGCCCTGCTGCGCTGCCTACGCGCTCAACTGAAGACGGAAGGGATTCACTTCCCGACCCCCGAACAACTAGCCCTTTGCTGGAATATGGGATTCGCCGGCGCTAGATCGGTCGGATTCAACCCGCACAACGCCCCAGCCGTCCGTTTATCCTATGCCCAGAGAGTGGGCAATTTGACCAGAGCGCGCTGACATTTATTTGCTTAACCAAGGATGTTGGGCAATAACCTTGGTAAATGAACCAAACGCCCGCCGATTATATCGTTTTGGCCGTAGACCCCGGCCGCAACGGTGGACTCTGCTGGAGGGAAAGCGGGAAAGTCTACGCGGTTAAGATGCCGGCAAACGAATGTGCAACCGTCGAATTCCTGACGAAGATTGCTTGCCGATCCGCTTTGGTGGAATTGCACCTGGAGCTGCCGGCGTCCGGCGGATGGGGAAAAACCGGCCTTTCGTCTATTGCCAAACTATTCCGCGGCGTCGGCGCTATCGAAGGGGCCGGCTACGCCCTTGGCTGGAAGGTTAACACGGTTGACCCCCGCAAATGGCAAGCCGCCCTAGGCCTGAAGCGGAACAAGCTAGGGAAGACGGCTTGGAAAAACGAACTTAAACAAAAGGCCGCGGACTTATACCCCGATCTGCCTATCACCCTGGCGACGTCCGACGCGGTCCTAATCTACCACGCCGCAACCGCCGGCCTTATCTTTTAACCCTATGAAAAAGCAAATCCCCAACGTCCCGCCCGTCGCCGAAATCCGGCCGATTGAAGGGACGCCTTATATCATTATCGACGGGAAGCACGTCGCCCGCTTCCTGACCCCGACCGTCGTCAATAATAAGACCTACTTTAACCTTTTCCTTAACCCGAACGAGGGAAGCCGCCACGCGCTGGAAGACCTGGTCGAAAAGAACCCCCGTCTCCGCAAATGAGCAAAGCCCCCAAAACCGACGACGCGGCCCCCGCGCAGCCGACCGCCCGTCAAGACCTGGTCGCCTTCCTTAACGCAATCGGAAACGTCCACGCCGACCGCATCAATCCGGCTTTTCGTTCAAAATATGCGAGCCTTCCCGAAATCCTGGACAGCGTGAAGTCCGTCGCGAAGCTCTACAACCTGACCCCGCACCAGCGCCTCGGCCGCGAACCCGGCCACGTCGTCGTTATTACGGAAATTATCCACAACGACGGGACGACCTTCCCCGCCGGCGAAGTCGCCTTTAAGTCCGAAGGCCTGACGCCCCAGCAGCTCGCTTCCGCAACTACCTATCTGCGCCGGCTATGCCTGACGACGGCCGTTTCTATTGCTACCGATACCGACGACGACGGCGCTGCCGCCTCCCGCCCCTCGCCGGCAAAGCCCGCCGCCCCTGCCGGCCCCTGGTATTCTTTCCTTTCCGCAATCGAAGCCGAACGCGCCCACGCCTATTGCGTCAAGAAGGGTTGGCTGCCGGCCAGCGCCGACGACCTGATTGAACTACCCCAGGACAAGGTCGACGCGATCCTTTCCAATCGGTCCGCCTTCACGGCCGCGATTAACCGATGAAAGCCCGCCTGACCTACGGGGACGCCAAGTCCGCGGCCTTTGACGGCTGGCGCAAGCAAATGTCGGCCCGCGAAGTCGCCCGGTCCTATGGTATTAACGTAAATTCCGTCTACCACGCCGCGCGACGGATCGGAATCCAGCTGCGCCCGGTCATAAGCCGCCCCGCCGGCAAACGCCCCGCTTAATGTATCGTCCCCCGCTTAATCTCTTGGCTATGGCCGCGAAGATGCCGCGGGAATCTCACGCCCTATTCGTCGTCGCCGACGGGAAGGTGCTTAACCCCGAATTCGTCGTTTGGGACCGCGACAGTTACCGGGAAGAACTTTGGAAGCTGAAGCGCCGCGGAATCCGCGTCGACGGCCGACATATTGAATTTGTCGCAAAACACGGCCAAGAATACGAACGTATTAACATCAACGCAATATGAGCAAACTGACCCCCCCTATCCCTACCGCGGTCCTACGGAAAGCGGCCGTTAACCGCGATATCGACGGCTTTATACTTTTGACCTGGTTCGACTCCCTTTGCTTTACCGAAGTCACGGCCAAGACGAACCGCCAATTTGAAACCTATCTGGCCTTTTGGAAGAAGGACACGCTGCCGACGCTGCGCAAGGATACCCGCTACTTTGTCCGCCTAGGCCCGAAAGCCGACCTTATCGAAACCACCCGCAACAAACTATGACCAACCGCGACCTGATCCGCCGGCACTTGGAAGCCATCAAGGGACACTTGACCGACCTGGACTATAACTGCGAAACCGAGATCGTCGGCGAAGACGCCCGACACCTGGACGCCGATATCAAGGCCGCCACCCGACAAGCTACTTGGATTGAACCGCAAACCCTGGAGGAATCGATTCAGATTAAACCCCTCTACGACCGCCTTAAATCCATCCAATGCACTTTGCGGATTCTGCGCAACAATATCGACCTTTGCGACAAGTCCATTGAAGGCGCTTTGGAGTCCTGCCAAGTGATCGGGGCCGAAGTCGAAGAAACCAACGCCCCCGACGACGACCTTTAAACCTCCCTTTTATGCCCCCAATCAAGACCCGCGAAGAATACCGCGCCCTGCCGGCGCTCAACTACTCCGGCGCTAAAGAGCTGCTGAAGTCGCCCGCCCATTACAAGGCCTACCTAACCAAGCCCCAGGAAGAAACCAAGGCGCTCAAGATTGGGTCGGCCGTTCACGCCTACGTCCTCCAGCCCGACGTCGCTTTGGCGACCTATGCCGTCGCCCCGGAAATCGACCGCCGGACGAAGGACGGGAAGATGATTTGGGAAAACTTTGTCGCGGCCAACGCCGGCAAGACGGTCCTTACGGAAGACGAGTCCGCCCTGATCGCCGGCGTCTCGTCGTCTATGCGCGACACGCTCGCCCGGATGGGAGTCGAACCCGTCGCAACGGAACTTATGTTGACCGGCGAATACTGCGGGACGCCCCTTAAGGTCGCTATCGACCTAGTCGGCTCCGACGGCTACCTATGGGACTTGAAGACCACGGAAGACGCCAGCCCCTCGGGCTTCCTCAAGGCCGCCGGCCGGTGGGGGTTCCGCTATAACCTCCAAAGTTACCTCTACCGCCTAGTCTATGAACAGGCGACCGGAAACAAAGTCCGCGGCTTCCGCTTCCTCGTGACCGAGAAGGCCGGCGACGGCTTCTACCCTTCCGCGGTTTATGAGCTGGGGCCGGAGCTAATGACCTATGCTATTTCGGATTTCAATGCGGCCGCGACCCTTTACAAGACTTGCGCCGCCCTGGACGAATGGCCGGCCTACTCGCTGGACGTCCAGACTATCGACGTCAACGCGCCGGCCAAGGCCGCTACCTCCATTAACTTTGCCTAATCCTATGACCCAACCCAACGCCGATCGTCCGCCCCTCACCCCGATTTCCGTCCCCGGCCTTTATCGGCTGCGCTTGTCGAAGCCCAAATTTGAAAAGGTTAAGATGCACGACGACGGGACCGTTTCCGCCCGCCTTTTTTTCGTCGACGCCGCCGGCCAATGCCTGACCAAGAACTACGGGACTAAATACCCCGCCGCCCTAGCTATGCTCGTCGGCCGGATTACCGGGACTTTCGCCAACGAAATCCGTAAAGGCGCGACCGTTGCCGAATATATCGATTACATCGAACCGGCTTGCAACAAGGCGACCGATATCGGCGTTGAAGTCACCCCGGACGGCGAATGGCAAGGCCGCCCGCAATACAAATATAAACTGACGTTCGGGAAGGGGACGCAGAAGCCCGTCGCGAACACGCCCCCGCCGCCTTCCTCAATCGACTTCTAAATATGCGCTACATCCTCGCGGGAATGTTTCTGGTGATGTTCACCCTGAAACTGATCGGGAAGCTGGACGGCTTGTCCTGGTGGTGGGTAACTTCGCCGCTTTGGCTTCCCTTGGCGGTCGTCGCCGGCGTCGTCCTCTGCTGCTGCGTCGTCCTAGGCGCGATCTTCGCTTGGGAGCATTTTCAGGGGAAGGACGAAAAGCGGAAAGAATTCCTTAAGGCCTTCCGATGAAGAAGCCGACTATTGTCCTTCTCTGCGGCTACGCCCGCGCCGGTAAAGATACGTTCGCGCTTGGAATGGCAACGGCCGCCGCCCCCAACCTAGTCCGCACGTCCTTTGCCTATGCGCTTAAGGAAGCCGCCGACATATACCTTGCCAAGCTGAACGTCTACTGCGCCGACCAGGGACAGACCTTCCACGCCGAGCGCTTTAAACTAGCCCACCGAAACTTTCTGGTCGAAGCCGGCCGCACCGCCCGGTCAATTAATCAGGACGTCTTCGCGGACTGCCTGGTCGAACGCGTCAACGGCTACGAAAATACGCACGTCGCCGTCACCGATTGGCGCTATCAAAACGAATACGAAGTCGTTAAACGCGACCTGGGCGGGATTGGTTGGAGGGTCGTCACCGTTTGGGTCGAAACAATCGGGACCTTCGCAGCCAACGAAGAAGAAGCCCTGACGATCGCAGAGATTCGGCGCAACCTCTACTTTGAACACGAATTCTTTTTCCGACCTAATTCGCCCGACGCCGTCCGCGCCGAAGGCCACCGCTTCGCTTCGACCCTTGGCCTATGATCGACGACGCGGGAACGGCCGGCGGGAATGAACGGCGACGCCGTCTAACCTTCGTCGAACGCGCCCTGATCCTAGGAATCAACCTAGACCGCGCCCATTTCCTAGCGAGCTGCGCCCGCGGCGAAAACGCCCGGACCGTCAAGAACGACGGGATTTACATCCCCTACGACGACAACGTCCAGCTGCGGGAAGCCGCCCGGATAGGGATTAACGCCAAGGACGCGGCGCGAATGATGGGGCTAACCCTGGACGACGTCCTGGCCCGCGGGATTACCTTTCCGGCAAAGACCTCCCACCCCCTGCCGGAAGGATCATACGTCCACAACCTACTTTTGCCGGAAGCGGACCCCCTCTAATGAGCAAACCAATACGTTTCGTCTACGCGTCCGACAGTCACGGGGATATGGCCGACCCCGAAGCCCTAGAAGCCCTTTGGGCCTTCTGCAAAGAATACAAGCCGGACGTGCGGATCGCCGGCGGCGACCACTTCGATTTTCGAGCGCTCCGCCGCGGCGTCGGCCAAGGGGACGCAGAGTCCGGCGAATCCCTTAAGGCCGACCTGGAGGCCGGGAAGGACTTCCTGCGCCGCTTCCGCCCGACTGTCTACCTTTGGGGAAACCACGAACACCGGCTGGACAACCTCATTTCGTCCAGCTCGTCGGCTATGGTCCGCGACTATTGCCAGGATATTAAAGACGACATTAACCGCACCGCCCGCCAAGCCGGCGCAAAGACAATCCTCCCCTACCACGCCGACCGCGGCGTCTACCGCCTAGGCCCGGTCGCCTTTATCCACGGCTACGCCCACGGAGTTAACGCGACGACCGTCCAAGGCCTCCACTACGCGGAACACGGCGGCGCTTTGATCCACGGCCATACGCACAACCTAGCGTCTATTGCCCTGACGCAACACGGTTCCGGGAACGCCTTTAGCGCCGGCTGCCTATGCCTTAAAGAAGAAATGGGATACGCGTCCGCCCGCTTGGCAACGTCCCGCTGGGGTTCCGGCTTCGTCGCCGGCTGGGTAGACGGACGAAATTATAAAGCCCACCTAATCCACAAAGTCGGCCGGCGCTGGGTATGGTCCGCCGACCTGACCTTTTTCACCCCGACCAATCGAAAGTCTAAAGCCGACTAATTTAAAAAGACTATGGCTACCCAAGGCAAACGCCCCCCCCTGACCTGCGCCACCCTTCAAGCGATTGTCGCGGAACTCCAGAACCAAGCCGAACAACCCCCGCCCGGATTCCATACGCGGGAAGAATGGTCCAAACGCTGGAAACTGAAACGGACCGCTACCTGCCGTTACCTGGAGGCCGGCGTCGAATCTGGAGTTATGGAAGTCCGCCTGTTGCGCCGCGATCTTGGCGCTTACGTCCGCCGCGTCCCGCATTGGGGACGGAAGGCCGGGAAGGGGAAGCGAAATAAAGAAACTTGACCGACCACCCGACGCCCAGCACCGTCGGCCCTATGCACCCTTTAAACGCCTCGCCAGAAGCGGAGCGCCATCTTTTGGGCGTCCTTATCCGCGACGCCCTACCTTTCCCGAAAGACCTTACCCCGTCCGACTTCGCCGAGCCGAAGCTGCAAGACGTCGCCTACGCAATCCGAGCCGTCGAAGACCAGGGCGGACAAGCGGACGAACTGTCGACAATCCTTTATCTGCGGTCGACGACGTTCGATTCCCCGGACGCTTTCGTTTCCTCCCTAACGACCGAAGTCGGCTTTTCTCTCTATAATCTAGCCTGGTCCGCTGAAGTCCGCCGGCGCTCCCTACTCCGGCAAATAGCCGAGACAACCGCCAGAGCAAACGCCCTAGCCCAAGACCCTGCCGCCGACCCAGAAACCGTTCTGGCCTTCACCGCCGGCCAACTAAAGTCCGCGACGGACCGCGCAGCCAAGCCCAACGCCGGCCTAGTGGCTATGGACTTGGACGCCCTGGAGTCCTTTGACCGCAAGAACGACCCTAACTGCGTTATTGGCTCGCGCTGGATGTGCCGCGGATACTCCTGCCTTCTCATTTCCCAATCCGGCGTCGGGAAGTCGTCCTTTAGTCTTCAATTTATGATCTGCCTTGCCCTCAAACGGTCCTTTTTCGGGATTGAGGGAAAACGGCCGCTAAAGGTGCTTTTTCTACAAAATGAGAACGACGAAGGGGACGTCGCGGAAGGGTTTCAGGACATTACGGCCGGAATGAACCTACATATTCCCGAGCGCCAAGCCCTTAAGGAAAACCTTACTATCTACCGGCTTAAACGCGTCACGGGTCAGGCCTTCCTGGACAAGATGCGGGAACTGATTCGGCTCCACGCCGCCGACGTGGTCGTGGTCGACCCCCTTATGGCGTTTATCGGGATACCCGTCACCGATCAGGAAGCTATGACCGATTGGTGCAGACAAGGCCTAGACTCCGTCCTGACCGAAACCGGCGCTGTCCTATTCGCCGTCCACCATACGACCAAGCCGCGATCGGCCAAGGACAAGGAAGGACAGACGGCCGCCGACCTCGCCTATTCTGGAGCCGGGGCCAGCGAGCTAGTGAACTATGTAAGGGACGCGGCCGTTTTGGAGCGCTGCGCCGGCGAAGAACCTATTTTCAAATTTAGCCTAACCAAGCGCCGCGGCCGGTCCGACCTACGGGACAACAACGGCGACTTTGCCCCCTCAATCTACGTCCGTCACTCCCCCCACCGGGGCGTCATTCGCTGGGAACGCTCTGTCCCTCCGTCTACGGATAGCGATTCCAGCCCTTCCAAGGGGTCTAGGAGACGCTTTGATAAGGAATAAGGGTAAGGACAGCCACCAAACGAGAAGCCCCCCTTAAATCGCCTTCTAGATGCCCACCCCCTGCCGGTATACTTCCGTAGTATATCCCCCTACGGGGGAATACAAGCCCCTCCCCCCCCTCCGCCTAGGGGCTACGGGGGTCGGGGCTATTGCTTCGCAATCCTATGCCTAGAAAGAACAAATATACCCGCGCCGAGATATCGGCCATAAACCGCGGGAAATATTGGGCGACTAAATGGCGACTTATGCCCGGACAAATGGAACGAGCCAGGGATAACGCCACAAAGGAATCAGCTAGGGAAAGGAAAAGACAGCGAATCAACATTAAGTCCGACCTTATGACGTGGCCGGATACGTTGACGAGCAAGGCCTTTAACGAACGGATCGCGGGATATATCCCAAAGGATTATAATCCGAAGTCATTCGTTAACCGTCTACGACGTTACGGATTCTTTACGTTCGACCCTATCCAAGCGCTTTGGGTCAACGCTTGCCGGCCTAGTGGACAACCTGACGTCACGAAAGCCGATTAATAGGGTATTATATGTCCTATCCCTTCCGACGTCTCCAAGGCCTGGCGGAGCTGGTGGTCTAAACTGACCGCCGCGGAACGCCGTCGGCTAATCGACGCCGGCTGCTTTAACGCCGACGACCCTAGCGACGGGACGCCACCCGGCGACGCGACCAGGGTTAACACTAACCGTTTTGACTTCCAAAGGATGGAGGAAGAAGACGCATACGCGGCCGACGGCCGGGAGCGCGGGAAGATGCAAAACGAGACGCGGGACAGGTCCGCCGCAGATCAGGCGATTGCAAACGAGGACGACGCCAAGCCCCAAGACCCTAGGGTTGCGGAGCTGGACCTTGCGTCAATTCGGTTGCGAGCGACGATTGAGTTTATCCTGGCCGGCTGCGATCAGTCGACCGACCCCGAGATGCGCCTGAAAGCGGATATCATTCGGATTGTTATCGGGGAAGGAAGTCCGCCCAGGATGACGGTCCTAGCCAAGCGCCACGGCTTTAGCCGCGCAGCAGTCTCCCTTCGCTGCCGGACGTTGCTCCGCCAACTGTCAATCGAGCCGTCCCGCTTTATGCGGCCCGAGGATGAGGTCCGAAATATGCGGATTAGCGCCATTTTTCGCGGTTTTTCGTCGCCCACCCCTCCCCCCATAGGAAATCTATTGAAAAAGGGGTGTTTTCAATCTCACGCGGGCCGACTTCGTAAGATTGGGACAAAAGGTCACCAAAACCAAAAGGGTAAAGCCGGACGCGTCAGGCCGGCAACTAACGATGCCAAAAAAAGATAAAGACCGTCTGATTGAAACGGATTTGGATACGATTTTCTCTACGACGATGATCGAAGGGGAAACCGAAAC